CCTCACCGACGATCACGTCAGCTTGGTGCCGGTCGAAAGCCGTTGTCGCAATCCGCCCCCACGTCAACGGGCCAGCCTTCACCGTGCAATCCTCTAGCACATAGGCATTGCCGTCTATGCCAAGCCCGACGACCACAATACCAATTGCGTCATTGTCCGCATTGTCGGCGTCATCGGCACCGCTAGGATCGACCGCGACCACAACACGAACGGTTTGCGGCACCACACCGTCAACCACGCGCCAAGTTTCGATGCACTCATCGGTGAACAGAGCGCCAGGCGTAGCGTCCGCAAACTCACCGTCAAGGAACCGCTTCCGCAGCCGTGGCGACATCGCTGCCAGCGTGTCGAGATACCCGTCGGCAATGTTCGCCGCGTTGTCATGCGGATTGATGCGCGTCCATGCGTAATCCTGAGGATTGGACACGTCGCGCTTTGTGTCAGGGTCAATCTTTTGGACGAACAGCTTGTAGAGCCAATGCGCCTTGTTCGGAGGATTGCAATCGACGTAGCAGCGCGGCTTGAGCGAGCCACTAGCACCGCCCGCAATCTGTGTGTCAACTTGCTGCGCCAACCGCGTCATAGCGATGTTGCGCGATGCCAGTGGGATTTGAGACGCCTCGTTCAGATAGATTGTGGCGAACTCCATGCCGAGCACCTTTTCGGCGCGTTCCTTATCGTCTAGCCCGCCGAACCATATCTCGCTGCCATTCTCAAACGTGGCGAAGAAATCCGTCTTGTTCAGGCTATACGCCACGCCGGGGAACGCCACTTGCATGACCTTCGGAAACGTATCGAGCCACACCGACGACTTGACCGCGTTAAACCGATAGCGGAACACCACATGCCGCGAGCCTTTCGCCTTCAAGGCGCGAATGACCAGCGCTCGCATAATCAGGAACGTCTTACCCGACCGAGAGCCGCCTATCAGCAGGACATTGGTAGCGTCACCAGCTAGGACGCGCTGCGCTTCAACTTGCTTGGGCGTGAGTGCAAACGCCATTTTAACCGGATTTAACCATGCGTTTTAGGCCCTAAGCTGTCTAGACCCGCAATTCCGGGCATATTCTGAACCGTAACGGCTACAAGTTAGCTTCATCCGGCGTAATCTGCACAAGTTCATGCCGCACTGTAGCGACAGTTTCCGTCTTGTCGCCGTAGCGTTTCGGATCCCACTTGGCGAGCAGCTTCAAGTCAGTCTCGATAATCAACTTGTCCCGCTGCACGTCCTGCGTACTTTCGCCAGTGCCGCGCGCTGTCTCGCGCAATGCCGATGCAATCGCGTCATAGCCCGCATCTCTCGCGTGCGCGTGCGCGATGCCTAGCCCTTCGTCAGCAGCACACCAATCATTCCATGTTGTCGGGTGCAAATCCCATGAGCGGCACAGGCTTGTGAGTGTCTGCCCTTTGCTCATTCCCTCTAGGATAGCTTCTACCATTTCAGGGGTGCGTTTGGAGTGGGCGGGCATTATGCGTCCTGCGTCCCCATTACGGCAATTCCGCAGTCGTCGCCGTATTTGCGCGGTTCTAACTGCGGCACGTCGCCAAGCATGACATAAGCCTCAAACATGCGTGCGGCGCGGATATAATCCTCTTCCATACAGCCCACACCCATTGTTTCGATAGCCCATTTGAGGCACGCGGAACGGATTGCTTGTTCGTCCATCACAGCGCGACCGCATCAACCAGCCATTGCAGCGCAGCGACGCCAGCGCAAAGCCCCGCGAATATCGCCGCCCAAAGCGCGAATGACTTGGCGAGTGTCATGTTACCCATGAGGGGCAGTTTAGCTGAATGACGCGCCTCGTTCAAGCTGTAGCCTACTGCGAACGCGATGATCGAAACGAATAGCAGGCCGCTAGTCTGCATAGTCAGTCCCTGCCACGTCGGGAATATGCACCACAGCCGCGATTGGATCGCGTTGCGTTGTCACCCTATGCGCTAGTCGATAGGCGGCGGCTTGCCCTGCAAACTTCAAGTCATTGTCCCCAAAGATGTGCAGCGTCGTTACCCCTTTGGGCGGCTCGAACCCTATCATACCATCGGCGGAGATTGTTGACCAGCACGGCAAGCCGGTGTCGCGTGTGACGGCAAGCGCGGTTTCAATCCCTTCCGCAATCGCCAACGTGTCAGTCGCCACACCAAGCCGGATTGCCGAGCCTTTGGCGAACGTGCCAGCCATTAGCTTGCGGTCAACCTTCACGGCCCCGTCTAGGTATGTCCTGTGTATGGTCGCGCGCTTGCCGTCCGGCGCTGTCACCCCTGCCAATATCACGCTACTCGCAAACCTCAGTGCAGGCGGGTAGGGGCCGAACAATCCGCGACCCTCGAAATAGGCGCGCGCGTTGCCCTCGATAGGCCCGCCGCTTTCCCATAGCTTTGCCATTGCGCGCTTATCGACGGGCATCTTGGGTGCACTGATAACCGATACGCGGGGCTTGTCTTGAACGTAATCCTTGACCGCTTGCGCCACCTCACGAAAGCCCCAGCCGTTCACACCGGCCACCAGCTTGAAGCCGTCGCCAGGGCCGCACACGTTGCAAAACCAAGTGCCGCGACCGTCGAGATTGTCGAAACGGAAACGGTCTTTCCCGCCGCATCTCGGGCATGGCCCTTGCTTGTTGCATAGCGCCGACGTTGGCACCCCGAGCATGGGGAGCAACGCCAGCCAATGACCCGTCGCCAGTTGTGCTATGTCGCTCATCGCCGGCCCTGCTTTGCCATGCGAGCGCGATAGGCAATCTGGCGCGACGTGATGTAGCTCAACGTTTCCGGTGTAGGGTTAATCGGCTTCACCCCGTTCTTCGCGTGCGGCCAATGCCCGTATTTCTCCCGAAACACCGCCAGCGCATAGCTACCCGACTTGCCATGCAGCGCCGCGTAGCCGAGCAATTGCGCGTAAAACGAGCGCTTCTCGAATGCCTCGGGCTTGGTGCTACTCCCGACAATCTCAGCAAGCGAACCCTTACCCTCTGCAACGTCGGAACCGACCTCGGGAACGAACTTGCACACCGGACATTCGCGCACTCCAGCCGGTTTCAGGAACGAGCAAGACGGGCATTCCTTGGGAAGCTTCTCTTTCGGCTTGGCGTCGGACTTTTCGCCCTTCTTCTTGGTGCAAAGCGCGTCATGGTCAATGTCAGTCACCAGCCCCATGCGAAGCGCGTTATCGGCATGGTCTAGGATGATGCAGTCGGGAAACTCGTTCACCCGCAAGCCGCGCCCGACCATCTGGACGTAAAGCATTTCAGACTTGGTAGGACGCGCCAAAACGATGCACCCTACCGCCCAGTCAACGCCCTTGGTCAATGTCCCGATGTTGCAGACAACCTTAGTCCAACCGCTCTCAAACCGCTTGCGGATAGCCTCGCGTTCCTCCCGATCCGTGAATGCGTCGATATACTCGCTCGCAATGCCGCTAGCGTTGAACCTATCGTTCAGCTTCTTGGCGTGGGCGCGGTCAACACCGAACACCAGCGTTGCCCGATGCTCGCTCAACTTGCGCCATGTTTCCACAATGTCGCCAACTAGCACGTCATCGCCCATGATGTCGGACAACTGCCCCTCGTGATAATCACCTGCCACCAGCTTCACGCCCTTCAAATCAGGATGCGACGGCGCGTAGTGACGGAACCGCGAAAGATAACCCGCCTCGATCAGCGCGGCCATGCTTGTGGGCTGTAGCAGATCATCGAATACGTTGCCCATGCCCTTAGCCCAAGGCGTTGCGGTCAAGCCGATGAACGGAACATTAGCCCATGCCTCGGACGCCATGATATCGGCCAGCCATTGATTGCTGCAATGCGCCTCGTCGATAATCACCAAGTCCGCCTCGGGCATTCCGCGACGGCAAAGCGTTTGCACCGATGCGACCTGAACCGGCTTGCGCCAATCGGTCATTTCGTGGCTTGCTTGGATTACGCCAACGTCACGAATGCCAGCTTGCCAGAATGCGCGAACGGTCTGGTCTATCAGCGATATGGCATCGACGATGAATAGGCATCGCTTACCCTTGCCGAGCGCCGACGCGAAGATATGCGATGCGATAAGCGTTTTGCCCGCGCCAGTAGGGGCTTGTAGCACCGGACGCCGATTGCCAGCCCGTAGGCTAGCGCGCAGCATGTCAACGGCAACGACTTGATGCGGACGGAGTGTCTTGACCGTCATGCCTTGACACCAGCAAGCGCCACAACGTTGCCGTTATCCTCACGCGCTATAGGTGTATCCCTCTTACTTACTGGCAAGGAAGAACCAGAGCCTGAACCTGAACCAGAACCTGATAGGGGTGTCTTGGCAACACTCTTAGCAACACTCTTGCGCGGAGTCTTCTTTGGACTGTTGCTGCCACCTTTTGAACGCTGCTGCCACAGCTTGAAAGCCTTGGAAGCCTCTGACAATGCACGTAAATTGAATAGCGAACCGCTGTCATCGCGCATAATTTTGCCTATGGCAATCAAGTCCTCTATCGGGCCTTCAAAACCTGGAATATCGTGGAACATTGACGACAAAATGCACTCGGGAACAGGCTCGTTTTTGTCCCACATATAACAACACAGTTCCATGTAAATCAGCCGGTGGAACGGCGGCAAATACATGGTGCCGAGCCGCCAATCTTGTGGATAAAACGCAACAAATGAATGCCCGCCGATGCTCATCGGACGCGCTCCAGATCAAGCAACTGCGGCCACGTAAAACCGGATTGTTGCTGCACTCGAAACGCGGTCAAAGCCGCATGGGTGCATTCGGCGTCATCGTCGGATACCATCCGCGACAAGATGCTTGATAGCTCAATTCTAGCAGCCGTAAGCTGGTTGCCGTTGGCGGCTTCAATACGCGCCAGCACACGCTGGCAAACGTCGGAAAGCTTTTCGGCTTGCCCGATTGAACGGATTTCATGTATAGACTTATTCACGTGGCGAATTCCTCTCGCTATGTCAGGGCGGGATGCAGCGTTATCAGCGCCGTCCCGCCCGCCCTTTATGCACCTAATGTGACGTTGACGCAACCGCCCTTAACCGGCTCCCCGCGTTCCAATGCCAGCGTAAAGCGATTGTCGTTCACGCCGTAAGCATCGGCAACGCCGTCGAGATACGCCTTGCACGCGCTCAACATGCCGTCCACGTCGCGCCGTCGATTGTCGGGAGGGTGGAACACGATACGCACCGCGATAGGCCCCTCGGGTAGCTCGATCATCCCCATATGCGCCAGCCAATAGGCTTGCGTTCGTGCGGCTTT